GCCGACGTGCGCGACGAAATCGAGCCGCGCGGAGAACATGTTCTTGAGCAGCCCCGCGAGGTCGACCCCGACCTGCTTCGCGATGAAGCCGTCCCTTTCCATTGCCAGCGCAGCCGCTTCCCGCTTCGGCCCGACCAGGCCGTAGAGCTTCAGTTCGTCGCGCAGCGGGCGAAGCACATTCGCGTCGAATTCGGCTGCGGCATTGTCCGACAGAGATTTTTCGCGAGCGGTGGCGGCCTCACCGATGGCGCGCGCGAGTTCGACGGTCGGTGCATTCGCCAGCGCGATCGCGTCCGCGTAAAGGCGCTGTTCGCGCGCGCTCAAACCAGTGGTCTCGCCGATCTTCAGCTGTGCCGCGGCGTAGTCCTCAGCCGCTTTGACCGCGCTGTCGTACTCGCGCTTCTGGTCGGCCAGTATCTTCGCTTGCTCGGCGAGGCCCTGCCGTGCCGACGACGATTGCGTCGGGCGGCCGACGATCGTTTCCGGCGCTCGCAGATGCAGGTGGTTCTCGTGCCCCTTTGCGGCGCCGGTTGGCCCGTTGCCGCCCGCCGCGTAGCGCTGCCGGTTCCAGATCACGTCGAACCCACGCGATTGATACAGGCGCGCGAGCGCATCGAACTGCTTCTTGAGGTCGGGAATGTTGGCCTCGACCACGCCGCGCCCGACGTTCACGTCAGCGGCGAACTTGTTATGATCGGCGTTGTTCGCGTGGCCGCCGGTCCAGCCGAACTGCACGTTGCCGTCGACCCGGAACCCGGCCTGCTGCAACTCGCGCCCGGCGATGCCGATCGCCTGCTCGCGTGTCCGGAACCGCTGCACGCCGTCAGCACGCTCCCGCGCCTTGGCGGTTTCCTGATATTCCTCGATCGCGGCCTTCTGGCGTTGACGAATGGCCGTCACCTGACGCTGGAGCGCACCTGTTTGAATGTCGACCGCGCTCGCAGCGCGACGCGCACTCGCCACTTCCAGATCGAACTGACGATTGAGCTGGGCAACAGGATCGGCCAGACGCTCGCCGACTTCCACTGCAAGATTGCCCTGCGCCTGGACGAGCTGCTTTTCGGCTTGGGTCAGGGCAGCGGTCGCGCGACCCAATTCATCCTCGAGCTCGGCGGCGCGTTCGCTATAGAGCGATCGAGCCATCCCTGCACCCGCACCACCCGCTGCGCCGAAAGTCTGGCCAGCGGCGGATCGTTCTTCCGCCTTCGCTCGCTCCAGCAAGGCCACGGTGGTCTGGCGGATCGTTACCAGCCTTTCGCGCTCGCGCTGTGCGGCCTCGACGGCTCGTTCGGCGGTGGTCTTTTCACTGTCCGCAAGCTCGTCGAGAGCACGCTTTTGCTCCGCCAGTGCCGCCAGGACACCGTCGAGACTCCGCGCGAACACGTCTTTCGCCTTAGCTGCGTTCTCGGTCTCCGCCGCATCCTTGCGCAGTTTATCGACCTCGTCGTCGAGAGCGTTGCTGTTGTCGAACAAACCCTTGGTGAGTGCACCGACCGCCAGCAACCCAGCCGTCAGCGCCAACCCCCACGGTCCGATCATGAAGTCGGCGACCTTGCCCAGCGCGCCGCCCATACCGGCCATCTGACCAGCCGCCTGCCCGCCCTGAATGGCTAGCACCGACAGAACGTTCGAACCCATGCTGATTTGGGTGAACGCATCTTGCGCCTGAAACGACAGACCAGCCATCGCCGACCGATTTGCGCCGAGACTGTCGGCTGATTTGCCGCTCGAACCCTGCAACCGCGACAATTCCGCGTTCAAATCGCGGATTTGTTGTGCATCAACCTCGAGGCCACTGTCCGTGGCACGAAGCGCCACTTTTTCGGCGCGCAGCTCGCGCAGCTCGGCCGAGGTCTTCCCGTAAGCCTCGATCTGCCGCTGGAGATAGCCGATCTCCCGAGAGGCCGCGCGCTCGGCGGCGATTTTCTCTCGCGTGACGTCCTGTTGCGCCTTGGTCATCGCATTGCCGAAGCTCCGGACCTGCGCGGTCGCTCCGCCCAGGTTGACCATGCCAGCGGTCGCCCTCTCGATCTTCGCCGCATCGGCGATGATCTGCGCGGTGGCCTTGTCCATGCCGTTTTCGAGCTGCTCGAGCTTTCCGAACGAGCCGAGCGTATCGATCTCGAAACCGACCTCGAGTGCCGGACTGCCGTCGGACATCAGCATTCTCCGGGATTGTGCGCTTCGACGTGATCAGCCGAGAACGGCCATCAGCCGCCGTTCCTCGGCTTCGATCTGCTCGGCCGTGACAGGCGCGCGCCACGGCGGTGCGGCGTGAACATCTTCGGCGCGGCGGCTCTCGCTCAGGTAGTCAGACGACAAGCGGCGCAACAACCTGGCCTCCCACGGGGCCAGGGCAACGCCGGTAAGGCGCGACCAGGCATCGATCTGGAGCCAACTCACGGGCCCGGCACCCATGCCAGCCGCCTCAGTGAGGCCGATTTCGAGCAGCCGGTCGATGAGATAGGGTGCCGGGTTCGGCGGCATCTGCGGTTCGATGCCGTCGCGCTTGTACTGCTCGTGCCGGGGAAGATACTCCGGCGCTGTCAAGCCTTTGGGAACGGTGGCGGGGTCGACCTTTGGCGTCGCCTGGAGCCACGCCAAATGCCGGACATACAGGCTCAGTTGCTGGCCGAGCTGCCGCTGAAGTTTCCCCAGTCGTCGACGAACTTCGTTACCTGCCGGGTGATGAACCCGAGCGTGCGATCGAGATAGAGCGCTTCGTAGAGTTCGGCGCCCTGCTTGTCGCCAGCGGGCGAGTAGGTGAGGTTCTCGAACCGGGCCGTGATCGCGGCGAGGTCCTCGGCGGTTTCCTGCGCCCGCTGCTCCGGCGGTGCCGCGGTAACCTTACCTTCGTTGTCCTGCATGCGCTTGAGCGCGCGCGCCGACTGCTTCGCCTCGATCGCGGCGAACTGCTTGCTGCCGGGGCCGTAGACGTGGATGCGAACCGGGTTGCTGTTCGCATCGTAAAGCGGTTCGCCCTTGGCATCCTTAAGGTGGATGGCAGCCGTGTCGGCGACGGCGATTGTCGAGATATCCATGATGATAGTCCTTTCGCGGGAAGGGAAATGCACCGACCCGACCCGAACACCCGCGACGAACGGGCCGGGCCGATGCCAAGTTACCGGCCGTCAGGCCGGAGCTGGGTCAGGGTGCGGGAACCTTGATCACCGTGGTGCTGAGGTTGATCGAGGGGTTGGCCATCAGCATGGCGTTGGCCGCGCCGACGTTCTCGGGATAACCGAAAACGCGGCCCTGGAAGAACCGCTTGGCGCCGCTCGGGTAGGTGACTTCGAACGAATAGAGGTCCGTCGCGTCTTCCGATGCGGTGCGCAGCAATTCCTGCCCGGCATCGTCGTCGTCATGCGCGATCGAGGGCGAAAGCGATCCGAAGTTGGTCCCGCCCTTGTACGATTCGCGCGCGCCGCGCAGCGGTTGGAAGGTCACTTCCTCCGTCACCGCGCCGAAGGCACCGATCGACTCGATGCCGCCGATTTCGGTGTAGGTCAGCGCCTGATAACCGGCGGCCGTCTGCGTGGCCGGCGCGGCGGCCGAAATGGCGAGCTTCGTGCCCGCCGAGGTCATTTTTCCCATGTCGTGTTACTCCTGGTGGCGAGCCAGCTCGCGCTGGCGGGTTTTCCGTGCGGGCGGAACGGGATCAGGCGGCGGGCGTCTCGGCGCTGTCGTCCGCCTTGGCGGTCGGCTTCTTCGCCCCCACCAGGCCAGCGGCCTCGTAATTCGCAAAGGAACCGGCATCGATGTCGACCGGGTCACCGGCCTTGAAGCTCTGCTCGGTCCCGGCGTCGCGGAAATTGCGCTGGGCATAGCCCTTTTTCTTGGCAGTCATGTCAGGTCTCCTGGGTGGTTAGGCGGGGGCATCGAAGCTCACGCGAAAATCCTGCGTGCGCTCGAAGGAGTGGGCCGGGCCGTTCACGTCGGGCCCGGTTCCGGCGGTCAGAACCGCCACGTTCTCGAAATCGGCGATCGTGCCGGTCTTGTCCGCGCACGCCGCGCGGACGAGGCGCAGGATTGCGCCGACGGAAGCGTAGCGCGCGGCACGCACCGTCACCGCGATGCGCTCGACTGTGTGAACCACGGCCCCGCGGCGCAGCATCTGCTGCTCGACCATGCTCACATTCCGGATCAACAGCGTATCGAGCGGCGTGCTGTCGGGCAGGCGTCCCGCCTTGATCTGCTCGGCCGGGACGGCGGCGACCACGTCGCTATCGGTCTCCAGCAGCGCTGCGATGATCGTGACGCCGCTCATTCGTCGTCCTCCGGCACTTCGGCGCCGCCCAGGCCCTCGCGGGCCAGCCGGGTATCGATGTAGGCCTGGGCGGCCTTGATCGCCTCGGCTTCCTTCGTGTCGAGCGCCGGGCGGAGAAACGGATGGGGCCGCGCCCCCGGATGAAAGACGGTGGT